CGGTGGCAATGTAACGACCAGTAACAGGGATTGTAAGTTTTGTAGGGTCGCTGACTGTCCAGCATCCCCACCCGTCTGAATTATCGGCTTGGAAAGAAACATAGGTGTTCGTATCTTTTGTAACTGTAAGGGCGCTAGTTCGGTAAGCAACTGGGGCAAGAGTTCTATCTGCGCCAGCAACCATTCCAATACCCAGCAAGTCAGCGCCATCGTTGAGAAGCCACACTTGGTCCGATGGTTTTGGAGCATAATTGCTCAAATATCGGACTGAAGGCAATGTGAAGCCATCTCCAGCAATCTGCACATTCATGGTGCGGTCAGAATTGACTGAAATGACCGTGGCTTGTCGGAGGCGCAAAGTAGACTGCGGAGCCTTGATTTGATTTACGAGATAACTCAGGTCCATCAGAATCTCCTACTTCTGCCAACGGCGTTCATTGTTGCCGTAGATGCCAAGGGAATTGTTATTGCATCTAGCATCAATGTTGAATTAACTCCAGATGGACCACGAACAATTTTTACTAAATCGTATACATCGTGGGCTGGATTCACAATCTGGTCCCAACTAATTTTTTCAGATGCCCCAATAACCTTTTTCAACTCAGCGCGAGCGGCTTCTTCCGCTTCGGCTACAGTCAAGATATTAGGAGAAGATTTGAAAATAGGAACTGAACCATAAGTAGTCACATAAGTCGGGCTAGAAGGGTTATTGTCGAAAGCCTCACCAATTACGCCAATAGTTAGGTTTGTTCCCTCACCTGTATAAACAACATGGTTATAGGACTCATCGCTGGATAGGTTACGACCTAATTGAGTGAGGACTGAATCCTCGCCATCTGTGTACTCAACTAAAGCCTTACCTAAATCTGGGTCTGGAATTGGTCGCATACGAGCGATGCCATTCTCATCAAAATACAAATCCATGGCAGCCGACTCAGCAATCTTGAGAGCCTCTTTCCAAGGGTCAGATGACTGGTCAAGAGTTGGATAGATAAGACTGGTCACTTGCCCCGTGGCAGGAAAATCTGTTTTTACATTTGGATAGCGGTCTTTAAGAATTTGAGCAATGGCGGTTTCTTTTGCGGTGTTGTTCTCAATGTAGAAATTATGATTTGTCCACTTAGCCTTAGAAACCTTGAGACTTCTATCTGAACCTTGAACTGTGATGCGAACACCCGAGGCGGTATCCGTGACCTCGACAGTAGTAATTTGAAAAACTCCGAGAGGTACTAATTCCTCGGTTCCGTCTTGATACAAAACCCCTCGATAGATTTTTATTTCTCGGTTGAAAGGGAGTAGCACCGATGATTTGTTATTAGTTGGCACCAAGGTTCCATTTGCATCAACGAACTCAAGGCTGCATTGTCTACGGACCGAACGGCGGCTATCAATAGTTACTTCTCCGCTGATTGGAGAGGCTGTACTCAGAAGGGTGTTTGTCGCGGCATCGTAAATCTCGACCTTGACTTTCGAGATATGAGACTTTCGAACTGACGAGAGAAATGCGTCCGTTACTGGATACATTACGGAGCGCCTACCTCAAAGTAATTGACCTTAGCATTACGAATCAGATTGCCAATCGGTCCAACTTCAGTCCAAGTTCTATCTACAAAGCGAACATACTTTTGGCGACCCAATGGGTCATGCACATGGAGAATTCCCTGATATGTAAGAACTGGATAAAGATTATCCCACTCGGCTTCTCCTTGAGTGGTGAACTCATAAGAGCCATCAATTCCATAAATACTGGTAGCAACAACAATTGTCTTAGATGCTCCAAGAGGTTTGAATTGTCCGTAAGATTCCACAATCTGTGAATTCAAAGGTTGCTGAACTCTGAGCGAACGAGCAGTAATGGTTGGGCTTTCAATAGCGGTAAAAGACCAAATCCTAGGATTTGTAATCTGGATTGGCTCTGTAGACACATAGCCTGATGAAAGAATAGCCATTAGATTTCAGCCCTCGCCTTCGCACGATAAATTACGGTTGTATCAAGAGGAACTTCATAATCATCCAAGGTTGCAATTTGCGATGCCGATGCTGCAACTGGGCTGTTACGAATAGCCGTATATGTGACTCCAGAATCCTCAGAGCGCTCAACTACAAATGAGAATGTCTTAAATCCACCGCGAGTCCATACAGGAGTATCTCCAGCGTGGAAAGCCACTTTGTCTATGTAGTGAGTTTCAGCCGAACCAGCGCTTGCAATTTTCACAATTACTTGAGCATGAGTGGCTGTTGCTGGAGCGGTTCCAGAAACATTGCACTCGTTCCAAGCACTAGATGAATCATTCTCGGCTGTACCGAAAACAGTTGAGATAGCAGTCCCAGCCGCGTTAAGCCAAATGATTCCAACGGAGCAAGAACGAGCCGTTGAAGCGGACCTGAACTCAGCGGTAGCCGCGAACTTATTATTTGCCGCTACTGAAAACTTTGTTGCTGTGGTTGTAGATGCGGTCATATCTCCAGCCGAGCCAGAAAGAACCGCGAGGGATGCTGAGCCGCTTGAAGCCTGGGATGTACTGCGCGAGATGGAACAATTGGCAACTGCCGCCCAACCAGCCGTATCAATTTCGAAAGAAGCCTGATTAGCAGTCATGGCGTTTGTTCGACCAAAGATTGTAACCGTTACAGCGCCGTTAGTTGAGTCGTAGAAAGCGGATACTGTAGGGGTAGCAGGAGAATCAATGGCTAAAGAGAACTGTGAAAAAGCCCAAGCGCTGAAATAGTTATTTCCGTTGATAAGAGAAGCAACTCGGACATAGGCGCGGTAGGTAGTGCTATTGGCTAAGTCGCCTTCAAGAGTTTGACCGTCATCGGTTGAAGTAATAACCCCAGTACCAATAATGGGAGTAGATGTATCTGGACTGAAGGTGCCACCGCCATAAGTAGCAGCATCAAAAATTTTAATTTCATAAGCAGATTGTGGGCTACCGTCAGAAAATACTGGAGTCCATGTGACTTCTGGAAAGGATGTATTTGTAACTGTTCCTGTTGGTGCAGTTACGGTCAATGTGGGGCGTGGAGCCGTCTCAACATCAACATACAGCGCGTAAAGAGTTGTTCTATTTGTTGGGTCTGGTGGCAAAACTGTTGAGCCTGTAGCACCATCTGTAAATTTAACTACTAGATTATCAAGAAGTTCTTGTGTCCAAGTTGCACCATTTGGCGCACTTGTTAATTTGATACCTAAATCAACTTCGCTTGCAGTTCGTATTCCTTGTCTGGTAACTGGGATGCCAAAACTTACGGCGCGACCATTGCGGTCTGTAATCACACCAATGCTGAACTGAGCAAGAGAATCTTCCGCTAAGGCGGAGATGCGAGCGCGGAGATTGATTGAGGTAATTGTTTCATCGGCGGACAAGGTGATGGTTCCGAACTCAGCCTCGTATGAGGCGGGTACGGTTGTGCTGGTACGAAGAAGAAAAGTGCCATCGCTATCGTCTGCTAAAACTGCATGGTCAGAACCACCTGTGCCTGTAAAAAGCGTATCTCCACGCCAGTTGGCGTTAGGGCGAAGTGTGTACGAAGCCATTATTTAGCCGCCAATTCCTTAGCCAAGATTGCAAATGTTTCTTGAATCTTATCGGTAATCATTTTAATCTGTTCGTCAGTATCTTTTGCTCCAGCGGTACTGATATTGATTTGGAAAGCACCCTGCTGGATATACTGATTTGTCCCGCTGCCACCAGTCTTTAGGTCACCCTGTAGAGATGCGTACTTAGCCTCTGCATTAGCAATTAGACCGCCGTAGGCAGCCTGAGCGCCCATCTGACCGATAGCCGCACCTGAATATGTGATTGCCTTCTGCAAGGCGTTAATCTGAGCAATGTTTGACTTTGCATCTCCAGTAAGGATTGAAGAAGCCAACTGAGCGCCCTTGATTGGACCAGCCTCAATGATGTCCTTGAGCGCACCAGCATCTAGTTCTAATGACTGTAATTGCTGAATCTGATTTGCGAATTGAAGGCTCTTATTCAATCTTTGGTTCATGTTATCAATCAAAGACTTAGCCTTTGGAATGAATCCGTCAGGCAACTCAATACTCTTGAGACCAGCAAAGCCTACGATTGTGTCCTTTAGGCTATCGGCAAAGTCTCGGGCTGCATTTTTGAGGTCGTCAAGAACTCCCTTGATGGAGTCAATCGCTGACCGCATAGCATCCTTGACTGCATCTGCTCTCTTGGTCTGGGCTTCAATTGCTTCAGCGTTTTTGTCCTTGCCCAAGTCTCCTGGAAGCGAGAATTCTTTTTGAAGGTCCCCAAGAATGTCTCCAAAACCAAGACCCTTTTTGAGACTTGCAACCATGTCCCCAATAGCGCCGCTCATCTTTCCAGCAAAGTCTGAGTTGGTAAATGACTCAACTGTGGTCGCTGTCGCTAGTAGCCATTCAGATGCAGTATTGGCACCGCTGGATACAACCTTCATAACAGTCTTAAAAATATCTTTATCTTTTACACCTTGAAGCAACTCAATAGTTTTGCCAAGGACTTCAGAGGCTTTTTCTGCTCCGCTAACCATTCCACTTAGTATCTTGTCGCCATCAACATTTGCAGCGAACTCAGTAACATTCTTAGCAAAACCTAGGAGTTTATTAGCGACTTTAGATAAAGTGCCTTCAGCGCCAGTTTCATAATTGCCCCAACTCAAAGAGGCATCAATTACAACATTGCTAACTTTCGTAATTAAAGAATTGATTTTATTGGTTCCGTCATTGACGGATTTAGTCATTTTAGAAACCGCAGAGGTATTGTCGAATTTATCTACTTCGTCTTTGGTGCCGCGTATAGCATTTTGTAAATTTACAAGCCCAGAAACAATCAGGTTTCCACCAAGAAATGCTGGGATTAACCTTGCTTTTTCTATAAAATAATCAATAAATCCAGCGAACTTGTCTCTCATAAATTTAACAACCCCGCTGATTAAATCTCCTAAAGAACCAAATATGTTTCCAATAATTTCGGTTGCTTTTCCGATTGCCTCAGTAATAGTTGCCCATACCTCGCCAATCCATTTTTTAGCGACTCCGAACCAATGAATAAGTGTCGCAATACCCTTTAACATATTAGCGAACTGAACCAATACATTTGTGATTGCTGCCCCAATATAACGAGCAATAAACTCAAAAATTGTGCCGATAAGTTTTGCTCCGCCAGCGTGTTCTTTTACCAGGGATGAGAAACCATCAAGCCAGAACTTATAGAACTTGATGTAAGAAATTACGGCAAATAAAATAACATCGAGCATAAACTCATAAACTGTTGCAATAAAGTTTCCGAGTGCGGCATTTGTATCCATGAGGTAGGCGATGCCTTTGAGGAAGTATGCAAAAGCCCTCATAATAAAAGCAACTGCCTTGCCAACAATCTTGGCTACAAAGTTAATAGCCTCTGTTACAACTTCTCTAAATGTTTCGCTGTTTTTGTATGCGATTACAAAACCGATAACAAGGGCTGCGATGGCTGCAACAATTCCAAAAGTTATGGCAGCCGTAGGTACTAATGCTGTATTTAAGGCTGTGGTTGCGCCCGCGAGAGCCGTAGTAGCCGCTGTGTCTGCCGCCTTTGCCGCTGCAAGTTGAACTTCGGCTAACGCTAGGGCTGATGCTGCAACGGCTCCGCCGCCAAGAGCAACCGCGTGTGCCGCGTTTACAACGGTTGCTTGAGCGGTAAGAACATTGTGTTGCGCTGTTGCGGCATTGAATGTTGCCTGTGTTACTGCTGCTCTAGCATTTGCAATTGCCTGAGCATTAGTCATTTTTGCGTGAATAGCAGTCATAATGGCTGAGACTTTTGTGACTGCCAACTGAGCCAACATAATAGCCCTGTAAGCAATATATGAAGCAACTAATACGCCTAGAACATATTTAATTCCGTTGAGAATTCCTCTATGTGAACTCAAGAAGTTATTAACACCCTGGATGATTGTTGCCAATCCACCAATAGCCTTAGCCAGAATCGCTACGCCGAATCCAGCAGCGACAGCAAAAGCCTTTCCAACTGCTACGACTATGCTCACCAAAGGTTGCAAAGAAGTAAATAATCTATTCACCGCATCTTTTACCTGGTTTGAAGTCAGGTAAAGAGTTGTAAGACCAATAACGACAATGCCGATGGGTCCAGCCAACATTCCTAAAACTGAGCCTAGAACGGGAATTGAAGCAAAAACTTTAGCGCCAGCAAAAGTGGCGAACATAGCCATAAGTGAAGCAAGGGCTGGAAGTACAAATTCAATTTTTGTAGCAAGATTTTTTACGGCATCTCCTACTGGGTCGAAGTTAGATTTAACTTCTCCAGCGGCAACAGTTACCTTAGTCATTCCATCAACCATAGTTTTCATGTGTTTTAAGAATGAAACAATAGGAGCCGTAAATTTAATAACTACTTGTTTTACTGCTTCAATAGCAATTTTGAAGGCAAGGCTATTTTCGAGAGCCTTCGCAAAAGACTTTGTAAGTTCGTAAAGATGGAAGATTACTGGTCCAACACCTTTGAGAAGCATATTTCCTAAAGACACTTGAATTTCATTAGACATACGAGCAAAAGAACGAAGAACTTTTCCAGGACTTTGCATGGCAGCCTCATAAGCGCCAGCAACATTCTTTGCTTCCTCAAGCGCTCCCGTAAGAACAGCCTGTTGTTTTTCTTGATAAGTAAGCGCCGCTGCGGATTTTCCAAGTGTTTTGGCGTAAGCCTCGTACATTTGACCAGCAGATTTTTGAATACCGACTGATTTAAGAACTTCGCTACGACCCGTAATAACGGCGTGTGTGAGCATATCGTAAGTTTCGGATGAGTTCTTGGCTCCAACGATAGCGAAGTCCTGAGCAGCGCTCGCTAATAGCGCTGCCTTACTCATATCTAAATGATTTTGTGCGAACTTAATAGCAGTCTTAGATGCAATTTCCATCTCAATACCCTCGGCTTTAATAGCAAGGGCTGTATCTTTAATTGCCTGATAACCAAGACCAGTAGATTTACCAATAGCATCCATCGCGTAATCGAGTTCCTCGATACGAGCAGCAGCCATAAATGACTTTGTACCCATCGCAATAAGCGCAGTAGTGAGTGCTGCGGAAGCAACGCCGATACCGACCATCGCTCCACGCAGACTCGCACTCTTTTGAGCGAACTCATCTACCGATGCGGATGCCTGTTGCATCCCCTTGGTGAACTGTGCGGTTTCAGCGGTAAGCCGAGCGCGAACTTCCATGGTTGGAGTTTCTGCCATTATCGCCTCGCTTTCGCTCTACGCTCTGCCTTCTCTTGCTCTTTTGCTTTGAGAGTCCACAACGCAGTCCACTCAGTTAATTCCATGCTAGTAAGAGGACGGTGTGCTGGACTCCCGTAAAGAAGTTCAGCCACCGTTCTTCCTAGTTTTTCTGCAATTTCAAATAGAACTCGCCGCTCAGGATTCTTTAGGAAATCGCGCCTGTGCTTCGTCTGCCGCCTTTTCAGTTAGACCAGATGAACCAAGAGCCTTGGTAGCAAGGCGCTCAATTACTGCGCCATTCTTTGAAAGGATGGCTTCTTTATCCTGGTCTGTAAAGACGGGTAGACCTGTTGCTGGGTCATAAACAGTTGCAATAACTGTTAATGCGTACATCTTGGCAACATCTGTTTTTTCGCCGTTTGATGCACCCTCGCCCAGTTTGGCGCGTTCTGCCGCAGTCATGGAGCGAACTTCTACGCTCACTCCCCACTCAGGAACTTCTACAAGTTCTTTTGTGATGTCGTCTGCACTAAAGATTGTTTCTTTGAGACTCATTTATTTCTCCTTGGGACACTAGGTTGGTCACGATTTATTAAGTTGTACTGCTATTTAATTATGCTGAGAAAGTACCGCGTGTTACGGCACCTGTTACTTGGAATTCTGCTGAGTATGTTACGACATCTCCAACAGCGCCAGACTTCTCGTAAGAAGTCATAATGCACTCACCTGTGTACTTTGTCGAGCCGTTGGCTGTGCCTTCTGGACCGTACTCAAATGAAAGTGTTGCCGCTTGTCCTAGGACAGCCGCTAGGTGAGTATCAACTGTTGCATCAAAGTTTCCTGATACTGATACGGTTGAATCTGATAAACCGACAATGTAGGTCTTTGCAGATGAACCGAATGAAGTTGTTTCAGCGGTCTCGATTGTCTGAGGGAATGAAACATCTGTAAGTGTGTCTGAAATGTTGGTAAGTGTGCCAGCCGCATTGTCTACCTTGAATGAGGTGGACTTACCATGACGAAATGTAGGCATTTATTATCTCCTTGAAAAAGCCACGATTGGGGTGGCGCTACCTGTGGAACCTGCAACCGTGTAGTTCACGCGCAGGTATCTTGCTACTGATGTTCCAGCCGCAACTTCAACTCGGTAAGAAATCTTCTGAGTTGATGTGACTGCGGTGAATGTCACCAAGTCTGCAAAAGTTGAGTTGTCGGCTGACTGCTGAACTTTTACTGTGATATTTCCATTTCGAGTATTAGTCGGAACGGAAAGATATGCAACTCCACCATTGGCTGATGAAGCGCCATTGTCCACGCCTGTTCCGTTTCCAGTTGCAGTAACGGCTGAACCAGAGGACAAGATGACCCCGTGTTCTACACCATTAGATGACTGGAACTCAGCACTTGCCTGAACAACATCTGCGATTGCTCCTGATACCTCGTATGAAGTGGCATCGGACTCAAGCATCACGGCGCTCGCGCCGAGAGCGTGACCTTCGGTTGCAACAATTACTTTTTCTTTTGTTGCGCCACCGAGAACTGTTGCGAAATAAGCATCGGTACCGACACTTGCTGTTGCTTCGAACATACCCGAAAGCGATACGGTTCCATCTTTAAGACCAGGGATGTACTCCTTGGCACTTGCGCCAAAGGTACTTGTCTCTGCTGTCTCAACCATTGTTGATGCAGATACATCATTGAAATAAGATGAGAAATCGAACTCATCTACAAAAACTTTTACATTTTTACCGTGGCGAAATGTAGGCATTAGTCATCATCCTCATCTGTGAATTCTGGGGTTTCTGGTTCTGCAACTACCTCGACTGGAGCCTCAATTACTGGCTCGACTATTGGCTCAACTACTGGCTCAATAATTGGTTCTGGAGTTGGTTCTTCAATCTTCTTTACTGGCTTAGAGGAATCCTCAATAGCGCCAGACTCAAGAAGCCACTTAATTGATGTGGCTGGCAAATCTTCTACGACATCGCCGATTTCGGCGCGTTTGTTCGGTGGGTAATCAATACCCTGAAGTACACGGTACTTAGCCATCTATTCCTCCTTGACGGCGCATGGGTAGCCCAAGTACACCGTCTAAGGTCACACGGACACGAAAGGTAAGACGACTAACTCGGGCGACTAGCGCACATTAAGGAAAGTGTATCAGGAATGATTTTTGTGATATTTGCACTTCCACTTTTTTCCCTGCTCTGGGAGTTGCTCCTCGATTTGAGCAAAGATTTTGTGGGCTGCTTTGTGGGCGTAGGCATCTACATCCTCACTACTGTCTTGATATTCAAGGCTATTAAACTCTGCTCTATAAATTGCTTCACCTCTTAAAAGCAAAGCCTCTTTTTCTGAAAGTTCGAGTTGAATCGAGAATCCAATCTTTCCACTTTTCTTTCGTGGAGCCTTTTCGATTTTCTCAATGAGGCTAATGAACTCAGGTTCCTCGACACCATTGACGGCACCTTGATAAAGGTCCTCGGATGCTGGTTGCCAGTCCTCGATAAACTTACCGCTGACTTTGACGGAGACGATTTTTCCCATTTCTCCCCCCTCTCTAAATCTAGTATATCACACGGGGGTTAATAATGCAAGAATAAAAAAGCCCCTTGGCGCTTCCCCGTCACCAAAGGGCTTTCTTAAATCTGAACATATCACGAACTCTCTCGGCGAGCGCGTTCCTCCCGAATCATGGCGAGTGTTAAAAAATATCCAATGCCATCTACAACTGTGTCGGGCTTAGTAATGTGGGCTTCTCTTGCAATCTTAACTCCGACCATGCAAAGGCTTACCTGCTCGGCTGTAACCTCTATCCCCAGGATTGCAGACCATATCTGTGCCGCCCTAGTAAAGTTATCCAAAGGGTGTCCATAAGCCTCCTGGCGGTCTCCAGAGACGAGTTCAGCCGCATACATGGCTAAGTCTCTAGGGTCATTCATTGAAGTAGTTGGAGGTCTGTTATCCCCCGCTCCGACACAACAAAGGTCAGAACTCCCACATCCGCAGTTTCTCCCGTTGATTGACTCCACCATACGCTTCCCCCATCTAGTGCTGGAGCCTGAAGCCATTTAACTCCGCCCCAATCTGCCATCTTCAAAGAATGATAGTGACCAGTCACCAAAATATCGCAATCACCAATCTTGTTGCGCCCGAGTGTCTGGTCTGCAATCCAACGGCGCAACTTGGCTTCAACTCCAGCCCCAGCGCGAGCCAGGTGTCCATGAGTAATCCCGATGATTTTTGTTCCCGCTTCAACTGTTAGCGATAGAGCATCCGTTGGAATAGCGAACTTAATATGCCCATAGGCTTCAGGGTTAGCGGCGAAGATTTCCGCCACGGACTCAACTAGGGCTACATCGTCATTATCGTTCAAAGTCGTAAAGGCTTTTCCGTTTTTACGGTTCTCGCCGTGGTTTCCGCCAATGGCTGCAACTGTGATTTCTGGAGCGAACTTAGACCAGCGGATAAGAGCATCTCTAAGGAGTCGGCGAGCAATCTTTACCTGGTCTCGTCTATCAACTTCCACGGTAAAGGTTTGTATATCATAATGTCCATCACAACCTTCTACTAAATCACCGAGGCAAAGGACAGTTATGGATTCAATGGGTCTGCCCATCTTTTTCAACTCTTTGTATCGGGCTTCAACATCATCAATGGCTTGGAGCCAGCGACCAACTAAACCTTTAAGCCCATCTCCATCTTTCTTTCCAACTTGCCAATCCGCTGCAACTACAACAAGACTAGCCGCACCTTCAATAAGTGGCTTTCTTTCTTTGGGCTTATGCTTTCGTATCTCTTGAATCAAATGGTCTATATCGGCGCGTTCTTTAGCCCCTTTACGAACGACCTTTCCTTTCCATTGGCGGTTCAACGCGCCATCGGTGTTCCCCCATACATTGAAAAGGACAGGCTCAACGACAGCGAAGTTATCGGGGTCAAGTCCCCAAAGACGGAGAACTCCTGACCAATCTGGGTGGGAATCACCTTCCATTGCTTCAGTAGTAACTACACCTTCATTGCCGTCCCACGAAACACCAGGAGTCCATTCAGCACTTCTTTTGCGTGACTCCATAGGCTGAGTCGTATTGTTTTCAGAAGTTTTTAATAAATTCTCTAGTGCATCATCTAAATTCATTTAGCGCACTTACACCCATCTAGTCCTTGCATCCTGCGCCGATGACGGCGAACAACATTTGAACTCATTTCGAATCCAAAGTCTGCAAGGACTTTAGTAATTGCTGTTCCTTCTACTGATGGATTCAAAAGAGCCTCAGAAAGTTTTACAGAAAAAGTCTCTGGCAACTCACGAAGTAGTTTACCCATGGCACATTCACCGCCAGGCAAAGTCTTTCTGCCGTACAAAGAATCTAACTTAGAGGTGAACTCATCCAGACTTATTCTTTGACTTACATCTTGGGCATCGGATACTCCACGGGCGCGTTGCTGACTCAAAGAGGAGCCTGTCGCATTTCCAGCACCTTTGGAACTCGTCTGTCGTTGCGTTTCTGCCATAAGGGTCTACCACTCTCTCCTGGGGAGCCAATGGCTCCGTGGTTATTTCCTCACTAGACATCGGAAATTCACCGATAGTAGTGGTCGCTGCTTTGGGTCTACACCCAATGGATTTACACTACCCATTGGCTCCATACGCAAAACATTAACACCTGAAATTGTGGCATCAGTTATGGATGCAAGCAAGTTGCGAATTTCCTCAGCCGCATCTCTGGCTGTTGGGTAATCATCCTTGCCAGCACGACAAATAATCTGAATCATTGGATAGTCAATAACGATTCCGCCCGTACCCATAGTGAAGGCTGGCGGAGTTCCAGAGTTCTCATAAACGGCTGTGCAGACATCTGGAGACTCTGGCAAGGTGCCTAGAAATAGGGTCGCTCCTAATGTTCCTTTAGAACTATGTGCGCCAAAAGCGCTTGATGTGTTCTGTAGGTAGTCACCTACAGATTCAAGAATTGTTGGCATCAGGATGCTCCGTTCTTTCTAATGAGGTCAATGATACGCCGAGCCATATTCTTCTGAATTGCTGGCAATCTCTCCATAAAAGGTTGTTCAAGGAATTTTGCCTGAGTTGGGGAATTGTGCTTGTAGTACAGAATCTCATGCACATAAAGTGCGTATGGGGCTGCTGGACCACCGAAGAAAATATCAACTCCGATACCTTGATTAGTGTTCATAGGGGCAGATACTCCACCCGAGCCACGCAAAGCGCCTGTATCAATAGGGGTTAAAATCATCGCCCTAGCAAAAATCATGTTGGCTTCTTCAAGGATTACTTGACCAACTATTTTACCCGCATCAGCGCCAGAGTCAGCCAACATCTTACGCAACTCTTGAGCGCCTTCTAACTCAAATGTAAAGGTTTCAGTCATGGTTACCGCCCGAAGCGTATAACGGTGTGATGCGCTCCATTTTCATCCGCGATATTGTCTATTGCGTTGATAGTAAAGGTATCTGCGCCTACGACCATTCTGTGTCCAACTGTGATGGTCGTCTGTGGACCTTTTGTAATAAAGCGCCCAATATCAGTAACTTCAATTCCTTGTGCATCGCGTGAACGAACTGTGTCGTAAATAAGGCGACCAGTAGCAGAGACATTTGTTTGGGCATTGCCAAAAGTCGTTTTATTGTATTTATCAACTGAAGCCTTGGGTGTAAAGACCACAGTATCGGTCATAAACTCCGCGACTTTGTTGTAGATAGCATCCGCCATGGCTATCTCCCTACTCTACGATGCGTGTTTCGTAGAAAGAGTTTGGATTATCCATCTGACCAACTACGAAGTCTGTATTGTAATCAGTCGTTGTCTTATCATCTGTGGACTTCAAAGCATCAGTCTTAGCCCATGGGCGAGGAGGGGATTTACGCATCTTGCGCTGGAATAGGCTATGAGCCAACTCTTTGTAGTGCGTTACCTTTGAACTGTAAGACTCTGAAACTGAAATATCGCCAACGCTCTTTGAAGTGCTATCGGCTAGACGGGCAAAGCGAGCGATAAGGATTTCAGCCAACTCACGCGCCGCTTCATAGGAATCGTTTGACCATTCAGTTAGAACATAGGAAATTTCTTCATCTGAGAAAAGGGCATCAGTTGAATCTGTATCGTTGAGAAGGAAACGAACATAGTTTCTAGCAGATGTACTCGGGTCTCCTGAATAGGTAAAAGTCATTACATACCGCCAAGGAATAAACCAACTGTTCGAGCGTAATCAAGAACATTAGCCTCAGTAGTTAGTGTTCCAGTTTCATCTGGCAGAGTCACGGTTCTATCGGCTGTTGGCTCACCCGCTGAAAGGGTAAGTTCAAAGGCGTTGGCTGTAGTTCCCTCAAAGATAATGTTCTGAGAGAAAGCCAACTCAAGCCCTGATTGCTGACCAGTAAAGGTTGCATTGCTGATAGTTGGTGAAGTCAGAGCCGTAATGTCTGTTAGGTTTCCAGTCGTAATGACTGTTCCGCTCACATTTGGAAATGTTGCAATTCGGTCTGCTGTTGGGTCTACGACTGTAAGAGTAGTTTCAAAGCCGTTTGCAGTAGCGCCTTCAAAAACCAATTCAGTTGGAATCTGGATATTGCCAGTAAAGGTTGCTCCAGAGAGAAGTGCGTAATCGTTTAACTCTGTATCTACATCTGTAGCCAAATTTTGAATATCGGTATGAATGGCAGGGTTATCTCCTGCGCTTGGATAGCGCAGTCCTTTAGTTGTTGTACCTGGCATTTTATACTCCTATTAAATAATTAGATTACGAGAACTGCGGCTTCTTCGGCTGTTAGAGGTTCACCAGCAACTAATTTTGCTTTAGCAGAAACCTTGAGAGCCTCTTTAACCTCTGCTGCTGCATCTGCTTCCGCTTTGGCGGTTGCCGCTGCAATAGCATCAAGTTCGCGCTGCTGGATTTCCTCTGGTGTTAAATCAATATATTGAGATGTGCCATCGGCTACATTCACAACAAGTTTCTTAGGTACATCACTCATTTACAATCGCCTTCCAATTAGTAGTTTCTTCATCCCACTCGTACATGATACCGTCAGTTGGATAAGCAACTGGGGCTTCCCATCGGCAAGTTTCTTCATCAAGAATCCAAGAATCGTATGGCTTAGGTGCAATGAACGCATCGCGCTCTGCATCATAGGACATTCCAATTCCCGCATAATTTTTGCGGATGTTGCCGTTATATGAGGTCTTGACCCAAGTGCCACCAAGACTATTCATAAAGGCTTCGCCTTCATCTGGCTCGCTGTTATTTCCAACGAGTACGCGGAGAACTATGTTGTTCTCATCTATTTCTGCCCAATGCGACATTTTTATATCTCCTTTATACCATCGGATAACGAATTACGACTATACCTGAACCACCAGCACCACTAGTTTTTAGAAGTCCACTATTTCCACCAAGACCACTACCGCCTGAGCCTGTATTTGCAGTTCCGCTATTTCCCACCTGTATTGCGGTAATTGAGGAAGGACCTGCACCGCCGCCACCTAAGCCACCTGCCGATGGGTTTCCTTCTGATGAGCCACCGCCACCGCCAGCCATAGCAGACGGAATGTTAATCAAAGCATTTGAAACAAAAGTAACGCTGTAACCGTCACCGCCTTTACCGTTAGCGGCATTTACTGTATCGCCACCTGCTTGAGCGGCACCGCCGCCGCCAGCGCCGTGACGGTCTGGGGATGTAGGGGCGCAATTTCCTCCTCTAAAACCTTGAGTCGGTGTAGCGGGTGAGCCACCGAGAGTAGTTCCAGTTGTGCGGTTCCATTCAGAAGCACCACCACCAGAACCACCAGAGCCTCCTGGATGTACTCCTGAATTAGAAGCACCAGAACCAAATCCGCCACCTGTTGAAGTAATGGAGGCAAAAATAGAATTGTTGCCCTGAAGTCCATCTATTCTATCGGGAAGGCTTACCGCTGCTGCTCCTGCGCCAACTGTTATTGCATAACTTTGCGCGGTTACTAAGACGGGCGATTCTGCACTACCACCGCCACCTGTTGTCGCCATAGAAGTTCTAAAACCACCAGCACCGCCGCCGCCAGCACCGCCGCCACCACCAGAACCGACTCCACCTGAACCACCACCTGCAACCACAAGGTAATCACAAGTTAAAGCCTTTGAAGGTACAAAGTTACCTGAACTTAAGAACGCGTGGTACCAGTAAGTGCCATCGTTAGCGACAATGTTTCCACCACTAGCGAATGGAGCGATTGCAGGAGTTGTGCCAAGTGCTGCAATTCCGTAGATTGAGAATGTAGAACCTGCTGCAAATGAACCAGCATTGTAAACTGCAAATCCTACGCTTGTAATTGCTGCTGTATTAGACCAAAGCAAAGAAACTGCTTCTATATATCCTGTTGTTGCATTGTTTTCATATACCGAATCAACTGAAATTGATTTATTGTTTGAAGAAGTATAATTAGGAATGTACATTTCGTAATTAGAGAATGTATTTGCTGTTGTTGCTGAAGAATTTATACCTGTATCTGCTGCTCTACCCCAAGTTCCACCAGCACCAGCAGTTAAAGTTGTAAGATTTCCTGAATAAGCAGAAGAACCATTACCAATCAATACTTTTCCAGTATATCCTGAAGTTGTTCCATTAAGTCTGTAAAGCAAAACCTCGTCTGTATTGGCTGAACGCGCTGATACAACAATCTTCAAATCGGTATAACCCGTTTGTGGGATGTTATCGAAGGTTACAGATGAGGCTGATTGAGAAAGTTGAATCGTCTCTAAGAGAATATGATTTTGTGCCATTTGTTTATCCCCTTATGCCTTTAAGTATCTAATCATAACGATTCCTGAACCGCCAGCGCCACCACCGTAAACTTGTACGCCTGTATGGGTTGCACCGCCGCCACCGCCCGAACCTGTGTTTTGGATTGCAGGTAAACCTACTGCTCCGAAAGTGCTGCTTCCTCTAGCACCGTTACCACCACCAGCAGCGCCAAGACCACCTGCAACAGATATTGGTCCTCCTGCATCGTTTGTATTACCGCCACCACCACCGCCAGCGAATGTTACGGACCCATAAAGATTTGCCGTTATTCCCGCGCCGCCATTACCACCATATTGACTAATACCGTTTGAACCAACAGCACCAGCACCACCACCGCCACCAGCAGAATAATTCGAAGATGTTTGTAATCCGTTACCACCTGCAAAACCTTGTAATGAGGTTCCTGCTGCACCAGTTACGCCAGCGGAAGTTTGACCACTTCCACCACCACCAGAACCGCCAACTTGTCCATTACCTGCTCCACCGCCGCCACCACCAGTAGCAGAAATAGAAACTGCACCACCGATAATTGAAGAAGCGGTGCCATTAGTTCCAGCAGCACTAGTGCCACCTCCACCACCGCCACCAATAGTGACTGTGTAACTCGTTCCAGAAACTAAACTTACTGCACTTTCTGGGCTTGAAAGCGCACCAGATAATTGTCCAGTCATCGCAGAGCGATAACCACCTGCTCCACCACCGCCGCCAGAAGTGTTGTTACCACCTCCTCCACCGCCACCTGCAACTACAAGGTATTGGCAAGAAAGAGTTTGGCTAGGAACAAATGCTCCTGTTGCACCAAATACATGATAATAATAATCAGCATCAGAATAAATTGCTCCGCCAGTTGCTTTAGGTGCAGGAGTTACGCCTTCTGCGCGGATACCGTACAAAGAGAATGTTGAGCCGACTGTAAAGTTATTAGAACCTGTAATAAAAGTTACTGATGTAATTGCAGAAGTATTACGCCACATTCCTATATTTGCAGCGAGTCCATTTGCCGTGTTATTAGCGCGAGAACTGTTTACTTTGAATACATTTGTATTTGCAAATTGAAAAATATCAACTAACACGCTTGTAGGAGTACCTGCTTCCATATAGCCGTAGTAGTTAAGAATAATCTCATTTGCACTTTGGCTTCTTAAAGTAACCCCGCTACTTGAACCTGTGCCTGTTAAAAAAGTTCCACTATAGAGTGTGGATGTAGAATCACCGTTATAGCGCATATTTATATTTCCTATGCCTGTGGTCACATCGGAATTGATTACTACTCTTAAATCTGTGTACCCTGAAATGCCAGTAAGGTCAAAGGTAACTGTGTTTGTCGCTACTGCAACAGTTTGAGTTCTAAGTTCTACATAAGTATTTGTTGCCATTAGCGCACTCCATACAATGCAAATTGACTGTGTTGTGTAAAAGAAAATCCATCGCGCCCGTCAATAAAAATACTTGTGATTGGACTGGTATTCATCCAAAGACCACTAGCCATACGGGTTGTGCCAGACCCATTGTTATCATAAGCATTTAATGTTCTAAGTGTTTTATTTTTACTTGTAGAGTCGTAATCCAATATATCAATTATTCCTAAACCGAAAGTATTGGCACCCGAAAGACCACCCGCCACCATAAAACCGAATATGTAAGCCTGACCTGTAAAAGCCCCAGCAACAGGAGCGCCACCACCGCCGCCACCACTTAATTGATGGGAAGCATAATTGTTTCCACCATCTGAATTAAATCTAATACCAGTTGAGGCGTTACCATCACTACCACTATTATTTGACCGCGCTATGTATCTTAATTGTAAATGTTTGTACCCTGCTGGAATACCAGCAAAGGTGATGTTTCCAACAGGTGTTGCACCTACCGTCACGGTAGCCAAAGCATCGTAAGCACCAAATGGACCTTGGTAGGGAATCGCGGTGATAGCCGCAAAGCCAGCACCATAAGCCGCAGAAGCGCGACTAGCAATAATTGGCATGAGCCGTCTCCCTTATGCGAACTTAGTTTGTGAGGCTAGTACCGTGAAGGTAGCGCTTCCTGTCTTGATAATAGTGTATACATAAGAATCAATCGAAGATGCGTTTCCTGCGCTAAATGCTGTTCCTGTTATGTACTTAGGAGTAACTGAAGTACCGTCAATCGTGAAAGCGTTTGAGTAGTAAGCAGTTGAACCCTGTGTAACCAAGAATACGATAGTGATTGAATCGTTTGTGGCTAAAGAATCATTGAGCGTAGTTGAGCCATCTCCACGAACATTGAGAGTCCAGTTAGCAGTTGCATTTGATGTGTAGTAAAGAACTCCTTGAGTAAGAGCATCATAGTTTACTGTTCCTGTTGCCGCTGTTGCCGCTACGGTTAATCTTTCTTCAGGAGACTTCAAGATTGGAGTTGTGAGAACTGGGCTTGTCCCAAGAACTAGAGCGCCTGTGCCTGTTTCATCTGAGATAACTCCAGCAAGTTCAGCAGATGTTGTAGCCGCAAAAGCAGAAAGTTTTGATGAACCCGTGATTGTAATATCAGATGTAAGAGCAACTGTTCCTGTTGAATCAGGGAAAGTAATTGTGCGGTCTGCTGTTGGGTCTGTAATCGCTAATGTTGTTTCGAAGGCATCTGCTGTAGCACCTTCAAAAAGGATTGAGCCATCATTAAATACAGCGCCAGTAATTGTTGGGCTTGTAAGAGTTGTAATTGCTGAAAGATTTCCTGTGGTAACTACTGTTCCCGTTACATCTGGAAGGGTAACTGTACGGTCAGCGGTTGGGTCTCCACCTGAGAGAGTCATCTCAAAAGCGTTGTCGGTTGTTCCTTCAAGAACGATGTTATTTCCGAACTTAATCTCAAGACCAGCCTGAGCGCCCGTGAAAGTTGCATCGCTAATTACTGGAGCAGTTAGAGTCTTATTTGTTAATGTGGCGACTGCATCTGCTGTGATACCAGCGCCACCGTTGGTGGTAATTGCCATATTATGCTATCTCGCTTCCGAACGCGCTGAATGAGAAACTTGTTGTTGATGCGTAGACTGTGACCACATCTGAAGCATCTATTGTAAGCCCTAGGGTATAAGCCGTGGTTGTATTTGCCTGAATCGTTGCATCGTAAACAACATAGTGTTCAGTTGCTAAGGTCGCTCCATTTGGGCGTACTGCAATTCGATATGTGCCACTTGTGCCAGCCTGATTACAGATGGTGATGGTTGAGATAACCGTCTGTGTCGCAGCAGGGCAGGTGTAAAGAGTCGTGGCGGTAGTGGCTGATGGGTTTGATTGCCCAAGAACCTTGTAAGTAGTTGCCATGCGGTTATCCTCCGATGAGTAATAATGGACTAATGGTACCAGCCGAGT